ATGCAACCGTTTGTTTTATATAACTCTGAGCAACGAAAAAAAGTTGAATTTGTACCTCGCAAAGAAGGTCACATCGATATGTACGTCTGCGGTATGACCGTTTACGACTACTGTCATATCGGGCATGCTCGAGTTATGGTTGCATTTGACTACATTATCCGTTTTTTGCGTAGTCAAGGCTGGAAAGTCCGCTACATTCGCAACATTACCGATATTGATGACAAAATCATCAAACGTGCGAATGAGAATGGTGAAACAATCCAACAGCTCACCACGCGTTTCATCGACGCCATGAATGAAGATGCAGCGAACTTAGGCTGTTTAGCACCAGATGAAGCACCTAAAGCGACTGAATATATTGACCAGATGCAAAACATGATTGGCAATCTGGTGAATAAAGGCGCTGCTTACCCTGCTTCAAACGGTGATGTTTATTTTGAAGTCACCAAATTTGAAAAATATGGTCGTCTCTCTGGCCGTAAGCTTGATGACATGCAAGCTGGTGCAAGTGAGCGTGTTGATGTAGAAGTTGAAAAGAAACATCCTTTTGACTTTGTACTTTGGAAACATGCAAAAGAAAATGAACCGTCTTGGGCATCTCCTTGGGGTAATGGCCGCCCGGGTTGGCACATTGAATGTTCTGCAATGTCGACTTGCTGCCTAGGCAATCACTTTGACATTCATGGTGGCGGTTCAGATTTAATGTTCCCGCACCATGAAAATGAAATTGCGCAAAGTGAAGCTTCGACTGGTGAGCAATATGTAAACTACTGGATGCATGTTGGCTTTATTAACGTTGATGGTGAAAAGATGTCTAAGTCTTTAGGCAACTTCTTTACGATTCGTGACGTAATGGAGAAATTCCACCCTGAAGTAATCCGCTACTTTATTGTGTCTTCACACTATCGTAGCCCTGTGAACTTCTCTGATGTAGCACTTAAAGAGGCAAAAACATCTTTAACTCGTTTCTATCATTCATTTAAAGCTTATCAACAAGTGTATGGTCAAACGACAACTGAAACGCTTGATCAAAGCTTTGTTGAACGCTTTAACAATGCAATGTGTGACGATTTCAATACTGCCGAAGCAATGGCTGTATTGTTTGAACTGAACAAAGAGTTAAACCGTGCTGTAAAAGAAGAGCAAGCTGACCAAGCGACTGTGCTTTATTCGACATTACGTCACCTCACTAACATTTTAGGTTTGGTACAACACAATGTAGACGATTTCTTAAAATCAGATATTGGACAAGATGCGCTTGCTTTGTCTGATGCGGAAATTGAAGATTTCATTCAACAACGTGTTGATGCGAAAAAAGCAAAAGACTTTGCTAAAGCAGATAGCATTCGTCAGTCTTTACTTGAGCAAGGCGTAGTTCTTGAAGACACTCGCCAAGGTACAGTTTGGCGTCGTGCTGATTAAACGTTCAATTAGATCACAAGAGTGTTGACACTTTAATGAAACACTCTATAATGTGCTCACATTGCGGGAATAGCTCAGTTGGTAGAGCATAACCTTGCCAAGGTTGGGGTCGCGAGTTCGAGTCTCGTTTCCCGCTCCAAAATTTGTTGTTAAAAATCAATAAGCTGAAAGATTCTAGCAATCTTTTGGCTTGTTTTTTATTGTCGATAGGTCAGCTATGGCTATTCAAAATAGTCATATTTCACATTAAAAAACGCTTTATATTTCCGTGCCGCCGCCAAAAAAGTGGGTGTCATTTGTACATCTTCAATTTTTGACGGCAGTGCGCCACCATGAAATTTGGAGTGTTAAAAATGCAGAAACCGACCCGTCGCGGCAACGCTTGGCGTATTGAAGTTCGTTTTAAGGGCAAGCGCTACGCTGCCACTCGTGACACAGCTAGCGAATGCGAACAGTGGGCAGCAACCAAACTATTAGAATTACAATCTGAACAACCAACCTCAGAACCTGAAAAAATCCATATTTCATTTCAAGCCCTTTTTGATAAGTATTATCAAGATGAAGGTCGCAAAATGAAAAGCGCCCGTTTAATTGTACAAATGCTTAAATGTTTAAAGAAAAATTGGGGCGAACTAGCAGATGAGTCTATACACAATTTAACCCCTGCTCTAGTTAAACAATGGCGTGATAAAAGATTGAAGCAGGTTAAGGGCGCAACTGTCATTAGAGAAATGGCGATGTACAGTTCAGTTTTTGACTTTGCACGAAAAGAATTATTTTTAACTAAAGAAAATCCATTCAAAGAAATTACAAAACCTTCAGCACCGCCGCCAAGACACCAACGTATTAGTGATGACCATATTAATAAAGTAATTAAAGGCTTGGATTATGAATGGGGTAAAACACCAACACAGCCTAGACACCGTGTTGCGTGGTCATTTCTCTTTGCCCTTGAGACTGCAATGCGTAAAGGTGAAATCCTTAGCGTGCAAAAGTCTTTAATATTTACTGACTTTATCCGGCTATTAGATACCAAAAACGGCTCATCTCGTGACGTGCCTTTAACTGCCAAGGCAAAAGAAATGCTTTCTTGGTTGCCAGATGATCCAAACGATAATCGCATGGTACCGCTTACATCGAATGCTTTCCGCTTAATTTGGCAACGTAATTTACGCCGTGTTGGTTTAGATGGTGTTATTACTTTCCACGATTCAAGGCATGAAGCAATCACGCGCTTTGTTCATGACTATCGTTTGCCTGTTGAAATCCTTGCCAAAATTACAGGTCACAAAACTATTAGTGTACTGGTTAATACCTATTACAATCCGACTGCATCCGAAATAGCCAAAATGCTAAACGCCGCATAATAAGAAGCCCCTATCTAGGGGCTTTATTTTACATGTCTTGTTTCTTGGTAAACTGCCACCAAGTTTTGTTGTAATAAACTTGGTTCTGCAAAAAGTTAATTTTTAATTCATTGCCGTTATAATCATAAAACTTAGTTACTTCACCGTTTTTATTTATATCAGCAAGCAGGTTGCATGTATGCTCAGCCTTACCTGCCTCCATAACCATAATCATCACTTGCGCCATTTTAAAAACTCAAATTGCTTTTACGCATAATGATACTTGAATATTGTTATTGATTGAATGCGCCGTGCACCCTGAAAACAGAATGCACAGTAGAGTAATAAAAGTTGCTAGCTTGGTTCTCTTACACAAAAACACTTTATGCGATCCGGTTACTAATCCATCCATAAAAGAATTGCTCTTGCGTGGGATTGCGTTCGCATATTTCAATATAACGTTGGCCCTGCATAATATTTAGTACCTTAAGCATCACCTTCTCACCATCTTTACCACGTTTGGCAAGAAAGATTTTTAAAGCCCCTAACGTAGCTGAACCATAAATACCATCAACGGCTAGATCGGGCCAACCGCCTTTACCTTGGTTATTCAATAGATTCAATGCTCGTTGTAATAAAGGCTTTGCAAAAGCTACGCCGCAGTTAACACCAGTATCAAGCAACTCTTCAGCAATCAAAGGAGATAAGGTATTAACCTGGTCAAAACGAGGGTTAATCCAATATTGCTGTTTATAAATTTGCTTTGCCAAATCCAAAGGCAAATCACGCATTGGGCCCTTCCAACCATTTACCCGTGCAACCGCTTCAGTAATGCCGTATTTGGTCGCCCCTCCTCGATCTGCTGGGTTATTTACGTACCCGCCTTCTCGTTTGATCAACTCATCAAGATATTGTTCGATGTTCATTTCACTTTCCTTTAGACGTAAAAAAGCCACCCGAAGGTGGCGCAGTTTTTTCAAGTTGGTTCATGCTTTTATAGAAGCAATAATTACATCCAACTTCCACATTAAGATTGGCACGGAAAACAAAAGAATAAATGCAACTATTGTTTGCCATAAGCCATACTTTTCAATAGACACTTTTATAAGCTCCACTATTGGTTTAAAATGCTCCATATAGATTTACTTTCCTCTTACTTTCGTCGGTGGGTGGAATGAAAAACCCCGGTAGTTAGCGCTACTGGGGTTTTGTTTTGGGTATTAAAAAACCCACTCGATGAGTGGGTTTTGTTAAGTTGATTTTATTAGTGACGAATCAGACTACCTGAAATTTCAAGTACTCCCATCAATCGACTTGACTCCATCAGTGGGTGAAACCAACGGTCGCCATAATGTTGATTACCTGTTGTGTAGCTTATGGTTTTTAAATCATCACTAATGATTTCTCTATTAAGAGGTCCTCTTAAATCCATTGTTCGAGTGAGTTTTAGAACTGCAATATTGGTTTTAAACGCATATTCAGCTAAGTAGTGACCTTGTTCATTACTAAGCATGTGTATTGCACGATAGATTTTGCTTGTCACAAAGTTTTGGGAAATAATTGCATCTACCAGATCCTTAACCAAACCCAATGTTTCATTATCAAATAAAGAACCTTGAGCCTTCTTCTCTGCACTACTGTACATCGCAATCAGATGATGAACATATTCCACTGCAACAGGAATCATGTCATATGGGATTTCATCAATATGCTGAACATTGAAACGCTGATGAACTAATTTATAAGCATCGCTGTAATTCAAATGCTTAGTTTTAGCTACAAGAAGATTTACAGCATTGGTTAGGGGTTCACGTTCGGATTTGTGGGTTTTGGCAACTGGTGTGCCAACTTCTTTATCTAAAACATCAAGTACCCACTTGCGGAATTGCTTCGCTACAGCAGTACGAGCAAATATTGCTATTAGGTGGCAGCCACGTAGTGAGAAGATCCGCATACCCAAATTGGGTAGCCGAGGATTATCAATAATTTGTGTCATATTTTCCGTAAATTCATCAGAATTACGATTAAAAATTTTACTGACCGCGTTCTCTTGTTTATATCCTAATGCTTGTGCCAATTCACCTGAAGAAAGCCAAATCTGGCCATCTTGCCGTGGCACGGGATTGAATTTCACTTCATTAAAACTTAATGCTAAACTAGACATATCAATATCCTTTCCTATGGTTGTTGATAAAAGCCCCTTGCCGTCAGAAAGTTGGGGGCTTTTTACATCCCCAATGGGGACTTTTACAATTTAAGACTTTAAAAACTTCTTGTCAATCCCCATTGGGGATATTATTATAAATAAAATTTATTCGAGTATAGGACCATGGCTAGAAGCTCAGACGTTGAATACAAAATGCGTATGACGCAAGAACTAAAAGAAAAAATACTTGAATCAGCAAAGTTAAACAGTCGATCAATGAATGCCGACATTGTTGCCCGTCTTGAAAAAAGCTTTGAAAATCAAAATTATGAAAAAACTGTAGAACTGATCCCTACCGAAACTCTAATGATGGAGTTAGCTAGCCGTATGAAAGGTTACACCATTACTGTTTCAGAAAAATCAGACATTAAAAAAGCACCCTAGGGTGCTTAAGAACATAAAACTAAATTTCCTTAAAAATCATAAAACTACTTCTTTCTGGATTGTAATTAATCTCTAAAGAATAATCCGTACATTCATATTTAAAAACTTTAACCCCATTACTCTTTGATTCTATCCACCCTGTTTTTGGTAGTGAATACAACGCCACTAACCCATTTTTATAATTATTAGCACTAAAATTATCTAAGTGACCAAAACTAACGCTAAACGCATTAATTAACTTTGTATTCCCATCAAAAGAAATGAATCCCGCATTGGTAGCTGGTGTTCCACTAAAAGCATCCTCAAATTCATTAGAGTGAACATAGTTAATATTTGCCTTATTAGTCTCATGATCTATGCTCAAATTTTTAGGATGTTCTGCTTTCAGTGATAAAATGGATTTACCCAATGCTAAACCGCTTATATTAATTTTACTTTTTGCCACCTCGCAACTATTTGCATATGCGAATACAGGAAGGCAAATAAGACCCAATAAAATAATCTTTCTCATAAAAACCTACTTATAAACTTTTCTCAATTTCAATAATTAGAGCACCTTAAAGTGCTCTATTTATTTCGATTTGCTTGCTTGCACTGAATGTACCAATTGTTTGCAAATTCAGTTATTGCTTCCGCCTTATACTCTTCTGATCCAAACTTTGGTTCTTTATAGGCTTCCTCGACCATCATCTCCATTAACCTTTTGAAATCCCTGCTTGGTTTGATACTCTCTATCATCTCCATTTGTCTAACCACAGAAACCCCTTCCTGCCTAAAGAGCATGACATTTTCAGCAAGTTTATTCACATCTCTACAGTGTTTATCATTAGTATCGGCTGAGTGAGTTACAAATGATGCTGTGAGTAAAAATGCAATTGGTAGTAGCTTTTTCATCAGTTACTTCCTTACATACTCTGGAAATTCTTTTAATAAACTATTACAAATCTTATTCTTCCCGTCTTTCTTTACATTTCGGTCAAATTCTTTCATGCCAAATATAAGGACTTTTTTTCCATATTCTTCGCCAAGTTCATGCTGAAAACACTTGGCTGAATCTGAGATTAACTCATTGTTATATTCACTATATCCACATTCAAATTGTGCTCTAGTTAATAAACCATGGACCGAAACAATCTGCTCACAATAAGTTGGCTCATCTCCATTTTTGGGAGCTAAAGCATGTGAAAATGATGTGGAAAAAACAGCCACTAACATGCTCCCTAAAATTATCTTTTTCATGAATTTCACCAATTGTTATAAATATAATAACTTTAACAAACTGGTTACTAAATGTCACATAAAGGAAAACCACCCGAAGGTGGTCGTTTCATAATATTGGTCGTCAATAGGTTTTCGTAGTAGTCAGCGGCTTGCAGTGTCAACAGGTAATTTCTCTCTTATACGTGTACTTCTAAACAAGACCGCCCGAAGGCGGCATTAGCTGTTTTCAATGTCTTTTCTGGCTTTCTTAAACTCTTTAATCACTTCAACAATCGTTTTCCCTTCCTGTTTATCTATGAAATTAAAGATCCAACGGACTAAAGCCCAACCAGGTAAACCACAAACAAAGAAGAACCCACCAAGTGCAATCATTCCCCATACATCAGTAACCCATTCATGAAGCCCCCACTTCACAATAATGAATGAGCCGCCAGCTAAACTTGATACAACCGTACAGATCAAGCCCACTGCCCACTCTTGTGGTGAGCGTGGCATACGTGTCATCAATACAACTGCTGCAACCAAACCGACTGCTAAAGTCACCATGATTGCAATCCCATATAATTTTAAAAGTGCTGTAAAACCGCTAGTGGAAACTGGTTCCATTAATTTCTCCAGAAAAAAACCGCTAAAAAGCGTTAGTTGTTCGTTGTCCAATCCATCATTGGACAGATCATAAAAAAGCACCCGAATTGGGTGCTCAAAGTTCTTTTAAGGTTTAAAGGGTTTGTAAGATTTTCCCTCCGTTAATCAATTGAGTTGTTAGAGGTGCCACCCCAACAATTGCAGGTCCACCCGGCCCTGGCTGGCCTTCAGTTGTGCCATGGTATTGCCAGTTCCATGTTCCATCATTGGTAGATTTGGTGCCACGTTGGCCCCAATTTCCGCCATCACCTGATAATGGAGATCCATAACGATCATTTTGGGTTCGGTAACCTTTACCGGGTACCGAAGCTTCGGCATCGGTTACTTTGACAACCATAAAGTCACCATTTAAGTACCAACGCCAGTCTTGTGAATCGTTAGTAATAGGTTGTCCGGTCATAACCCGACCAAAAGGTGCTCCAGCACCACCAGGAATTCCCTGAACTCCATACGATAATCCTGTATAAATACCGCTTGGTGTTGCTCCACCACCTGAGCCGCCTCGAGCCAGAGTTCCACCATCAATAATCAGGTTTAGTTTACTGTGCCGGTTTAATAGACCGGGTGCTCCCTGAAAACCATCACGACGGTTTTTGGTAAAGTTGTAATCCGGATCGGTAGACCATGCACCAAATGCCAAATGTGGCAACCCGCCATCTCCACCACGTCCAACAACAGCGCCTTTAATCGTTAGATTCACCACCAGATCAGGTGGGAACTCCCCTGTATCTATCGCTGGTAATTCTGATGCAGCTGGAACGATATACTCTCGTTTTGCAGGACTAGAGTTATAGTCGAATTTATAGACAAATCTGGTTTCCGGTCGATAAGAACTTGAGCTTGAAACCAGCGCACCAGCTTCAACTACAAAGCTAATTTCTCCAGTCGTTGGTAAATCACCTCTTTGCATTTGATATAAACGTGCGAGATTAATATCAAGCTGGTCATATCGAATGTAGATCGGTGAATCATCTACCGGCACATCAATGAAATCCTTGTCATTGAGGTAATAACGTTCATCGTAATTAATTGCCGTAATGGTATTTGAGAACTGGTCAGCCGGTTCTCTTTTTGCAACCAGATAAGGCAGTGAGCCTTTGGTATCGTCATTAACCACCGTATAGATAGTATTCACAAA